TCGGCGGGTAGTGCGCTTGTCCGTGTCAGCGGCTCCGTCTGCATCCGAGGGGATAGGGTCGGCGACGATGCGGTCACCGGCAGGCTGAGGATTCGCAATGGATGAAGCCGAAGGCTTGACGTATACAGCGCTTGCCTCTGTCCATGTGAAGCCAGCCGCCTTGCAACGGCCTGCGAAGGGACGCCAGGTTTCGCCCTGCTCTTGTACGGGCATGTCCGCCGACTTCGTCGGTGCGGGGGAGGCTGTCTGCTCGACGACGACCTTAGTCGACTTCGTCGAATTGCCCTTGCGAGCCCTTGGCTTCGTGGGGGCAGGAGCCGCATCGACCGTGACAGGAGCCGACTTGCACTGCGACCCCGAAGGGGTAACGAGCATGATGCGCTCGGTTCCGGCGTGGATGCCCTTGCTGGTCAAGCCTACGACGACGCGGTAGCCGCCAGGAAGCGTGGACAGGGTGCGGACAACGAAGATGATGGGCTTGCTAGACATGTTTACTCCTGTGCTCCGAAGAGCGTGTCGTGTCGAAGCGTGAATCGCCTCGACTCCACAAATGGTATCAGCAGCGGATTCCAGGTGTCAACGTCGAAATGTCACCATCCCCTAGTACCCCTACGGGGTAGAAAATTCGGACTAATTTTCCTATCCCCTACGGGGATACCCTCATGGGGTTTGTAGGGGTGGATTTGGGTCCAGCTTCGCATCCGCCAGCCCGCTGGCGCTGCGCTGGCGCTGCGCCGGTCCGCGCTACCTGCCCGCGTGCCCACAGGGCTGGGCGTGCTCGTGCCTGAGCATGCGTCATGCGCGCTGCGTGGGTGCGGCTGGGCGCGTGCGCGTGCGTAGGCGTGCGCAGGCGAGTGGGCGGGCAAGCGAGCGAGCGTGGCCTTGCGCGGGCGCGCACGCAGGCGCGTGGGAGTCGAGAACCCACCCCCCAGGGGGGGTCAGTGGCCCTTTATTTTTTGGTAGACGTACGCCCGTTTACCTACACATAAGCATAAACACTATTTGCTTTAGGTATACTATTGATTATGCTGGTGGTATCTAGGTTACTTAGGAGTAAGTAATGGTTACTAAGTTAATGACACGCGAAGGACGTAGCGAGCTTTGGAGGCGTTGGGAAGGTATTGTTCCGAACGAAGCCTTTAAGCTTGTTCCTGCTTTGTTTGACTTGATAGACGAGCGTGAAGACGAGATACAGAGGCTTCGCAGGGAGAGAGACACCCTCGTAGAGGCTTTTGTAGATGGACACGCGAGAGAAGCAGGGCTGCAAGGCATATAGGTTCACGCTTACTGCTGTTTCGTTTGGTAAGGACGAAGACGCTGCGTTTTTGAACCTTCTTGAAGTTCTTGGAGAGAGTCCAGAGGACGCTCTTGAGGACACTGTGTCTTTTGAGAAGCTTGATTACACGTATGTAATTAGAGATGACTCTATTGCAGAGGCATAGCTGCCGGCTGTAGGGGCTCTTAGCTCAGATGGTTAGAGCAACCGGCTCATAACCGGCAGGTCCAGGGTTCAAGTCCCTGAGAGCCCACCATTAGACTACTAGGATAGTAGGCTACGTAGCCTAGTAGCCTACATAGGTAGAAACGTTGTTTCTATCACGTAGGCTATCTAGGTTTCTAGGTTACTTAGGCTAGTAGGCTTAGCCTAGTAGCACAGTAGGCTAGTAACCTACGTATCCTACGCAGCCTACCGGGCGAGCGTATCGAGATGTGCGAGGGCTGTCAAGACTCGTCAGTGCTCATCCCACCTTCGGTGGGAAAACTATCTGAGATTCATGCTTGACTGTGGTGGCGGGGACTGGCAGTCTGTGGCTGCTGTGCTTTCGTGGCACAACACCTCCTTGTGGTTCCTCCAGGGTAGCTCTCTGGGGGGCCACTCTGGGGGTAGCCGGGGAAAGAGACATGGAAGGTATTTAGCAGTCGCTAAGCGACATGGAGGTGTGTGTGTCGAGGGAGCAAGAGTTGTACGACTTTGTCTTGTCAGCGTGGCCTAAGAGGCATGGTGATACTAAGACATTGAGGGGTTGGGTCGGGAAGGCGTTTCTCGCTTATCCAGACGTTGACCTATTGGTGGAGGCGCGGAAGGCGTCTTTGTGGGAGGCTGAGAGGCCGTCAAACACGAAGAGAAGCATCAGGCGCTTTCTTTCTAACTGGTGGTCTAAGAGTCAGTCTAAAGAGCCAGGTAGGCGAGCGAGAGTGGTGTCTATTGGCGCTGTTCGCTGGCTGAAGAAGAACAACAAGAATCCAGATTACGCTTTTGAGAATTGGGTTCGCGGCAGGGAGGTGACTCCTGAGTCGGTGCTTGAGTTCTGTTCGTATGCGTCTACTGCTGAGCCAATCAGCGCGGAAGAGGTAGTAACTATCTTCCTTGAGGGGATGTAATGGCTTTCTCTTCAGAAAGAGCACTTCTTTCTATCTGTCTTAGAGATCCGGTCTGTGTAGATGAGGCGAATTCTTTAGGTCTAAAGAAGGACCACTTTGAGCAGCCGCGAAACAGAATCCTGTGGGGTCAGTTCGTCCGCGATAGGACGGCTGGTATAGGCCCAGACAGGGCGACTCTGTACGACAAGTTTGAAGACAAGATAGGTGATGGTAAGGCGTTCGATAGCTACGAAGAGTTCGGGCGCTTAATCGGCCAGATAGAGAAGACGCCAGGAAACAGGAACAACATAGAAGCCTACGTGGGCTCAATCGTTCAGGCCGCCAGAAAGAAGCACATCGTTCGCTTGTGTCACAACATCCTCGCCCTAGAGGAGGACCAGCAGCCGTTTTCTGAGATTCTCAAGCAGTCTGCCTCTATTGCGTCTGTCGCAACGTGGGCTCCAGAAGGCCGTTCTCAGCCGAGACTCGCTCACGACATCGCAAAGGACTACCTAGAAGACTTAGAGGCGCAGCGCCTTGGTCTTAGAACAAGCACGCTGTTTAAGTGTGGCATTGAGTCGCTGGACAGGATCCTACTTGTACGTCCAGGCCAGATGGTTGTTGTCGGCGGCAGGCCCAAGATGGGTAAGACGCACTTGATGATCTCACTCCTGAGAAACATCTCCGAGCAGTACGACAGGCCAACGCTGTTTGTTTCCGCTGAGATGAACGAGATGCAGATTGGCGAGCGCATTGCTAGCTCAGAGGCGCGACTGGGAGACACGGCAGAAGATGTCCGCGCTGCTAGAGACGGTGTGCTGGATGCTTGGAAGGGCATCCCCATCTACTTTGACGACAAGCCAAACAGCCTTGGTGCGGCTCTTATGTCCATTCGCGTCCAGAAGAAGCAGTTAAACATCTGCGCTGCGGCTGTTGATTACCTGCAACTTCTCAAGCTACCGCCGTCTACAAGCAGGGAAAGGCAGGTTGCGGAGGCGTCTAGTGCGTTTAAGAGGCTCTCTATGGAGTTGGAAATCCCGATCTTCGTGGTAGCGCAGCTAAACAGAAGCTGCGAGTTCAGAGAGAACAAGCGTCCGATACTGAGCGACCTGAGAGACTCCGGGCAAATCGAACAAGACGCAGACGCCGTTGTCTTTGTTTACAGGCACTTCGTTTATGACGACGACTACGCTAGGCCCGAAGAGGCAGAGGTCATTGTAAGGGCGCAAAGGAACGGACCTACAGGCACTGCCTTCTGTTCCTGGGAGCCCGGAAAGGGGTGGTTCCGTGACAGACACTGAGGACTGGCGCGAGGTTCACATTGGCCTTTTGTCTTTTCAAAGAGGTGAGCCCACAACCTCAGAAGTTTACTGGCCCAAGCGCGACGAATGGCAGGAGTGGGCTGTGCCTATCTATAGGAGCGCGGTAAACAAGGCGAACGGAACAACAGGCTTAGGCCCCAAGTGTTCGGCGTCTTGGCTTGCTATGAGGGCGCTTCAGTACAAGTGGAAAGACCTGTTTGAGTTCTGGGCAGAGAGGGCGCACAAGGCCGGACCCATGCCCATGGAGTTCATTGAGTCTGACTTGATGAAGCGCGTGTGGAAGAAGATGGTTATAGAAGAGCGTCTTGCCTTTGCCTGGTCTCGCTTCCATAGCGACTATGAGGAGGGGATGGGATACCCGCTACGAGCGAGCCCGTTTGCCAGAAAGGCTGACCTGACCCAATGAAGGTTTTTCTTGGCGTAGACCCTGGCCTAACTGGCGGCTTGGCGCTTATCTCTGAAGCTGGCGACGTAGTTAAGGCCACGCCTATGCCTCGCCTTAACGGAAGCTCTGGCCCGCTAGATACCAACGCGATAAAGGCGTGGTTCTCTGAGGCCAAGGGGGCGGGAAAGGTCTATGCAGCCCTTGAGCGGGTGTCCGTTAGGCCAAAGGAAGGCGTGAAATCAACGCTTACAGCGGGCATTAACTGGGGGTTTATCAAGGGGATGCTCGTCGCAATAGGCGCAAAGCACGTAGAGCCAACGCCTCAGCAGTGGAAAAAGGCCCTCAGCCTGCCGAAAAGACCCGGCTCAGAGCGGAAGAAGGCGAAGGAAGACGCCGTTGCTATGGCGATGCAGCTATTTCCTGGGGTGTGCCTTACGCCCGGAAGGAAGCGAGTCCCGCATGACGGGATGGCAGACGCGCTGCTGGTGGCAGAGTACGCGAGAAGAGTGCTTTCCTAATAAGCCGTTCTGAGCGCGTCTTCCATTGGCCCGCTGTTGTGCGGGTTGTTCTTCTCTTTGCGCTTCTCTTTGTGCTTCTTCTTGAGCGGAATTGGCTTGTGGTGTGGCCTGTGGTGCGGCTTGTCTGCCAGGTTGATTACGATCTTAATCGTCGGCCCTGACGGCGCTGGACGGTCATGCTCTTTGATGGCTTTCTCGCCCTCTTCCAGCATGGCGTCTTCGACGCGCTCACACATGTGCTTGTCTGGTACGTGCATCGCCTAGAATCCTCCTACAAGCGACAGGATGGCTTGCATTTTCTTTCTCTCAAAGTCTGGTTTGCCTTCAAAGCCAAGGGCCATGTGCGGCGCTATAGGGATCCTACCGCTTATGTCCGGTCGTCTGGGATCGCCTGTAACGCGAAGAGTTGGGAACCTGGCAAGACCGCGAAGGATCTCTTCATAGCTCGTTGGAGCCTGAACTGGGGGTGGTCCTGGCATATTTGGTTACCGAATCGGCCCGAGATAGTCTCTAAGCTCTTCTATTCTGGCGTCCTGAGAGACAGTCCCAGGGCCAAACCGGCTATTAACTTCGTCTACATACTCTAGCCTTAGCTCTTCTTTTTCGGCCTGCTGTGCGTCAATGAAGGCGTTCATTTCAGAGGAACTCAGCGCCCCCTCGTAGCCCTCTGGTTTTCTGATAAAGCCGCCACTGGTTGGCGCACCGCCGTACTTGTGGCCTGCGTATGCGGAGGCTGGCCCCACAGCAGCCCCAAGTGCTGCGGTTATGCCAAAGTCTTTTGCTGCCCCAAGTGCTGCTCGGCCAACAAGAGCCTTGGTCGCGCCTTGTCGCGCTATCGCTGCTCTGGCTTTGGC